GCGGGTCTGTTGCCTGTAATCTCAACATTTGCTAAATTAGCGTTTGAGCCTAGATTAGAAGCAAGTTGACTATTAACTAAAGCTAATGTCGCTTGATCTACCATCTGAGGTTGAGAAGTACCAGTTACATTTACAGTTCCAGCTTGTGTTACTGGAGTAGCTAAACTACTCAATACGCCACCTGTATTGGTTGCAGTATTAGCCGCACCAGTAACATTTACAGCACCAGGTATCGGTAATGTAGATGTTGCAGAACCTGTTAAAGCAGATAGTGCTCTTTGAACAGTTATGTCGTTATACCCACCAGCCGCTAAAGTATCTGCAATTTGAGTAGTCGATAAACCTTGACTTGCCAACTGTCTAGCGTCTTGAATAGCAAATTGACGCTCTGTAATACCCGCATCAACAGTAGAACCAGTGCTTAAATAGTTATCTAATAAAGACCCACCATAAGCCGCACCGCCACCAAGTAAGGCAGATTTAAGGATGTCTTGTCCTGAACCTCCTGCTATGGCTGTTGTTCCACCACCAATAGTTGCGCCTGTAGCACCTGCTAAAGCAGAACCAGTTAATCCTGTTGCACCACCTAATAGACCTGAGATAAAAGGAAGACCAACAGTGGAAGCCGCCAATCCTATTACAGGAGCAGCAGCAGCCAATAGTCCACGATCGCCACCACCAGCAAAAGTTCCTGAGTTGATTACTTCACCAGTTTGGGAATTAACTGTTTGCCAGTTAGCTGTATTGTTTGGGTCTACTCTTGTTTCATAGACAGATTGAGGAACACCTGCAATTTGCTCTTCAATGTTGTCGCCTTCAATTACAGTACCACGGGCAGTAGGAATTGCTCTAACCAATGCTTGAGCAGCCACGGGATTAGATGCAGCCTGAGTAATTACTGGAGGAGTTGTAGCTACAGTATTTGTTTGATAGGCTTGTGCAATTGCTTGAGGCGTACTAGATGGAACTTCATTTTTAAACTGAGATAAAGCATCAATAACTGATTGGTTATAAATTGCTGTACCTTCAGCATTGGTATGCAAAGCATCTACCAATAAATTCTTGTTTTGAAGAATCTCACCTTGTGTACCAACCAAAGCAACATTAGAGTTAGCCTTGGCAACATCTTTAAAAATCTGGTCAACTTCAGGATTAAAGTTGTTAGTAATTACATCTTCAACAGACTTGGCATAAGGTGAACCAGTAAGAACAACATTAACACCTTGTTCGCCAAGAGTCTTGACAATCTGGTTTAAGTTATCTTTAACAACTGCCTTGTCTACGCCAGTAATAAAGTCAACACCACCCGCTTGCAAGTAAACAGTAGCATTAGGATCAAACTGACCACCACCCGCTAAGTATGTATTTAGTTGATTAAGAGTGTCAGTTGTAGTTGATCCTGCAACCGCATAGTTAGATGTGGCTTGACCAGTAGCTTCAGTTAAAGCCTGTTGCAAAGCAGTGTTGCCACTATTCCAACTAGCACCCGCTAAGATATTGCCACTTAGCATACCGCCCGATGTAGGGGCAGCTTGTGAAAAGTTGTATTCGTTTAATGCTCTGTATTGTTGATCTCGCAAAGCTGCCGCAGCCTCCCAACTGCCAGTAAGTTGAAACAACTCTTCATCACTCATTACTATTGGTGCGGCCATGATATTTTCCTTTTATGTTCGAGCAGCTTCAGCCGCAGCCTGTGCCGCTTGATAAGCCGCAATCACTTCAGCAGTCCAAGCTGTGTTGCAGATTGCAACAACATTAGCAGGAACGCCTGTTAAGTCTTGGGCGGGTGTAAGGCTTGAACGATGGTAAGTTTGGCTTAGTTGATTGCCATCTTCCATGATGCGTGTAGCTTCACGATAAAGAACAGTTCCGTTCTCTTGAACAGTAATTTGGTCAACAACTGTGGTTTTGGTAAGTGACATAATTTTCCTTTAGTTAAAAGTCCGTCTGCATCATCCGAAGCAGATAATTAGGCTGTTCGATAAACAATACTTAACCTATAAGTTGCGTTTGTGGTATTTGGTTCATGTGCATTTCCATTATTGCTGCCAACAAATAAATATACTGCTGTGCCGTTTGTTTCAGCTTGAGCTGTTACTGGGCTTTCATTAGAAGATGAAGTTATAACCGACCCTATAAATCCAGTATTTGATACAGAACTAGAACCAGCAACTGTGAAAGGTAAACCGCCAATCCCTGGGCTTGTAAAATTAGTGCTTACAGAAAAAATAATTCTAACAATGCAAATATTTCCAATTTTTGTATATTCACCAGTTTGTGCGCTAAATGCGCCAGTACCATCACCATTGGTTGTTACAGTAAAAGTCCCCTCCTCATAATCATCTAGCGTATTAGCGTCTGTAGAAGCACTTTGAGTAGAAGGAAAAGAGATACCAGAACCACTTGCAGATGGAGTTGCACCACCAACCCCCATAGTCGTACTAGCTTGAACTGTAGTCGCAACTACTGTACTAGGTGTAGTAGCACCAAGAGTGCCGTTCATTACCGCACCTGTTAGGGTCTTATTCGTAAGCGTAGTTGTGCTTGTTGCCGTAACAAGATTGGTAGGTGCAATGATTGCTGATAGGTTAGCCATAGTTAAACTCCTCTAGCCGCCTGTGCCGCTTGATATGCCGATATTACCTCTGCTGTCCAGACTGTGTTGCAGATTGCAACAACATTAGCAGGAACGCCTGTTAAGTCTTGGGCGGGTGTAAGGCTTGAACGATGGTAAGTTTGGCTTAGTTGATTGCCATCTTCCATGATACGAGTTGCCTCACGATAGAGAACTGTGCCGTTTTCTGTTACTGTAATTTGGTCAATGACCACTTGTTTTGTTAAAGACATTTTAATTTCCTTTGGTTAAAGTCCGACCTGATAATCCAATCAATTTAATTAAACATTGTATGAAGTCATAAAAGTAAAATTGGCAGTATTTGTAAATTGCGTCTCTGTCATGTAAGCGTCTGACATCCTAAAGTAAGCAAAAGTAGAAGACGCTTGTGGTACTGCTGATGCGTAATAAGTACCCGAAAGAGTAACATCAGTAAAGATAGAAAAAGCTGCTGCTGCATTAGACGCTGCTAAAAGTGTAAATGGAAACCCACTTAACTTAGCAATACCAGAGCCAGAGCCATTATTTGTAAAAGTAACTTGGCAACGCAAAGTAACTTGCCTACCTATTTTTTCGTATGTTCCAACTTGTGTTGAATAAGTAATCCCTGTCGTATCGTTGCCAAATGACATTTCTGGTGTCCAAGTACCTTCTTCATAGTCATCTAGCGTATTAGCGTCTGATGATGCCGATTGAGATGCGGGAAAAGAAATACCAGAACCACTTGCAGAGGGTGTAGCACCACCAACACCCAAAGTAGTTGCTAGAGATAAAGTTCCAACCCCTGCTACATTTCCAGTTGTATCTGCAACTGTCACCACAGAATTTTGAATTATCTTGCCAGTAGTGCTATCAAACCGAGCAACAGCATTGTCAGTAGAGGAGGCGGGGCCAGAAACCACCGAGCCACCTGCACCACCCACTTGAGCATAGATGTCCCACGTTGTGCCGTTATAAACACATTGAACACTTACACCTGTAATATCGCAAACCAAATCTTGAGCCACACCCTCAATAGTTGAGCCATTTCGCCCAATCGTCAGGTTATTAGTACCCCAAGTATTAAAAGAGTCAACAACAAAAACCTGATTACCATTTGAGGGAGTGGCTGGCAAGGTAACTGTAAAAGCACCTGCTGTCGTGTTTGTTTGCACCCCATCATCAACCGCTGCTGTGTAGTTTGCCGTCTTGACTGTTGTGTAAGTAATACCGCCAGCACTACCACCAGAAGCTGCAATAGTTTGGTTAGGCCATGTTCCTGTAACAGTTACGTTTGTTCCCGCCACAATGCTAGGAGTTGCTGTTCCTGTTCCACCATTTGCCACGGGTAGTAAACCTGTTACGCCTGTAGTCAATGGCAAACCAGTTAAATTAGTAGCAGTACCACTAGATGGAGTACCAAGCACACCACCATTGACCAAAGGTGCGCCAGAAGAGCCTACATTGACCGCTAGAGCCGTTGCTACACCTGTGCCTAGACCTGACACACCAGTAGCAATAGGAAGCCCTGTAGCGTTGGTTAAAGTTGCGCTAGTAGGTGTACCAAGGATAGGAGTCACCAAAGTAGGTGAAGTAGCGAATACTGCTGATCCTGTTCCTGTTTCATCAGTTAAAGCACCCAAAAGGTTGGCAGAACTAAATGAACCTAAAGATGTTGCATTACCAACAGAAGTGACTGCACCTGTTAAGTTAGCGTTAGTGGTGACATTACCTGCTGTCAAACCAGAAGCAGTGCCTGTGATATTTGTGCCAACCAAAGCAGATGGAGTGCCTAAAGCAGGAGTCACCAAAGTTGGGCTATTGGCAAACACCAAAGCACCTGAACCTGTTTCGTCAGTAACGGCAGAAATTAGGTTTGCAGACGATGGAGTAGCCAAGAAAGTAGCTACACCAGTACCCAAACCACTTACGCCAGTTGAGATCGGCAGACCAGTTAGGTTAGTTGCTGTACCAGAAGCAGGTGTTCCCAATGCGGGAGTCACCAAAGTAGGACTGTTTGACAACACTACATTGCCTGTACCAGTAGAAGAAGTTACACCTGTACCACCATTAGCTACGGGCAGAGTGCCAGTAATGTCAGAAGTGGAAAGGCTTACTGCATCCCATGTAGCGTTAGTGCCATCAGTCTGAAGATACTTGTTTGCGTTACCTGTTTGGGTAGGCAAAAGGTTGTTCAAAGCAGCAGTAGCCGTAGAAGCACCTGTACCGCCATCAGCAACTGCTAAATCTGTAATACCAGTAATTGAACCACCAGTAATATTGGCAGAAGCATTGTCTGTTTTAGTCGCAACCGCAGTCTGAATATTGTTAAATTCAGTATCAATCTCAGTACCTTTGACAATCTTTAAAGGATTGCCAGGTGATAAGTTATCTTTGGTAGCGAAATTGGTACTTTTTGTATAATTGGACAAGATAATTCTCCTTAACCTATTTTGCCATCTTTGGCTTGAATTTCAATCTTTTGCAGAGAAAATGAAACATTATTGATCGTTGTTTCATAACCAGTTTGGACAATCTTTCCAAAACCTGAAGCATTGGCAGTCAAAGTCTTAATCGGAACGCCACTCGTGTATTCAGCAATGTTGTATTCAGCAATACCATATTCATAGCTTATTTGTGTAGGAATATAAACATTCTCTGATTGATAAGCACCAGAATAATCAAATCCCCACTTGATCGTTAAGAATTGATTAGACCCACCAATTACAACGGCAGTAACATTCTTTAGGATAGAAATCTGATTAGGGTTTCCTAAGTCAGCATTATTTGTATAGTACAAAAAACGATATGTGGATGCGTCATCAAGATAAGTTCCATACTTACCGATATATCCATTCTTACCAATGTACAAGTCGCCATTACGCAAAGAACGCAAGGCAGTAGGAGCAATAGAGTCCCACTTAGTGACCCTAGATGCCCCATCTTGCAAAGATTGCTTGGTATCGAAGCAGTAAACTTGGAAAGTAGCAGGTAAAACAAGCAGATAAAAGGCTTCTTTTTCTGAGTAAACAGACTTCAAGTTAGCCAATGTTTCACCTGCCAAAGATGAATTTAGATCAAAACGAACATTCTTAGACAAGTCTCTCAGAGGAGCAGACTTCTCTTGAATTGTCCTCATCAGTGAACGAACACCTGAGTCTGACAAGAAAATAACATCAGAGCCAACGCTTTGAATGGTATCTCTAGCAATACACCCAATAGAACCAATTGTGTCGCTCAGAACCAATGATGCGGGTGTAGAAGCACCAGAATAGACAAGAATCTGTCGTTTACCAAAAATAAACAAGAAATCATTGTGCGCTGCCAAGCCCATCACTTCATCCGCACCATTAGGCCATACCCGTGAAACATCTAATGAGCCTGAAGTGCCACCACCCCATACATGACCTGCAATCAGGTCAGAGAAGGTAACAGTTACTTTGTCTGTAGCAGTATTAGCCACCCATAGGCGACCAAATGCTGAAATAGCAATGTTTGCTTGTGGAACAGTAGCCACATAACCCGACTTCTCAGACACTCTGCGATAAGTAGTTGTACTTACAGCGGGGTCATAAATTAGAGGATCGTGACCTGTTTGGAAGAAATAGGCAATGCCATTCAGGGAAGCAGTCTGCCAGTTATTAGCCGTAATGGTAGGGCCTACACCGCCACCACCATAGGTCAACTCAGTCACCGCATTAGCAGTACCAAGTTTGAATATCTTGTTGTTTCCAGCAAACAGAACTGTAAGAGTCCCATCGTTTTGGACTAACTCATGGATAACACCAACATCGTTAGCACCGAGGTTTCCAGATGAAGAGTTAACCCTTGACCAACCTTTTCTAGCACCAATACGACCATACTGATCCAAGATGCAGTTAGTCGCAACCAAAGCAAAGCCAGCCCCTAAATCAAGGGGAGAATCTTCAGTATTCAGGCCGTAGAA